TGTGCGCGAAAGGCCTTGTGCCTTGCCCGGCGCGGGCGTGATGGAATGGTAGACATACCAGACTTAAAATCTGTTGGGCCTTGTGCCCGTGTGGGTTCGAGTCCCACCGCCCGCACCATTTTTATACATATTGCCCATATTTTACACGCCTCTTGTTGTGTTGGTGTGTTCTGGCCCCCCAGCCAGTCCCCCAGGCACGTCGTGCTGCATAACGCGGCTTTTGATCAGGTCTTCAATCTCAGAAATCTTCAAAATAGACGCACCGCCGAATTTGTAGATCCGAATCTCTTTGCGTTGGCTCATTAGGTAGAGCGCGCTGCGGCCCACACCAAACATCGCAGCAGCTTCATTCATTTTCACATAGAGACGGGCGGGTTGTGAAGCTTTGGTCATGTGCGTTGTCCTTTGTATTGGGGGGCATCGGAGGGAGGTGCTGGCGCGGTTTTGATCGAGTTCGGGATGGCTTGGTTCAGGTACAGTTGCAAAACTGCATTGTGATCACCGTCGACGCCGCGTGATCGCGGTTATGGCGCCAGATGATCCTGCTCGGATTCTAACTTCATTGCGCAATGCTCTGGAGGTTTTCAACATGTACTGACTGGCCTCGCGCAGCCTTCAGGACTGCCCATGCAATCAAACGAGCGTCACGATCATCTGCGTGGTGTTCCGGGTTGGTGACGACCGCAATCGCATTGGAATGCGCATTCTCGCGATTTGTTGCTGCAGTATTAGCATTCATGAATATTCTCCGATCGCATGGAGTTGGGGATGCGTTCATGTCCCATACTCCGTTGCCATTAGTATGGGATGAATTTAAGGGATAATTATCCCTAATGTCAATCACGAAGGGGATAATCATCCCTTAAATTTTTCACCCCAACAGAATCAATTGGACTGGGTGAGGCCGTAAAGTACGTTGCGCTCCAAATACAACGGCAGGGCCGACGTCCAAACATAAAGCTCTCCGCCCCAAGGCCAAGCACAAAGGAAACGCTCAACCGAACCAATTTGCCGGCGATCTCGAGCCAAACATCTTGCTATAGAAGCCCTCTGCATCGAAGCTCAGATTAAGTGATTTCACTTGAACGCGGTCTTCCATTATTAAGTGGAGCTGGTTTTCGTACCTCCGAGACCTCGAAAAAGTAGAAATATTGACCGGTTCTCCATCGAAATCGACCCGAGAGCCGTCGCCCTTTATAACAATTACAGCTTCATCAAACTCAATAACGACCCCAAAAAGTGCCGATCTAACGGAAACAATTTCACTTGCACAGCCGGGCAGCTCAATGTCTCCCAATAGCGGTCTCTTCTCAGATGCCAAAAAGCGAAATGCCTCTAATTTCTTGCCAGATACTCTGTAGATTTTGTCGTGTGATCCCCAAGAAATTGTTTGACCCAACTCAGAACTTGCATCTTTGATCCCTTCATTGAGATCTGAGTTGCCAGAAAATTCAATCCTTTCGATTTCAGCCCCTTCTCCTTCATTGGATGCCATTTCGGTCTTTGCTGGTTCAAAATTCTTCCCAGTCTTTCTGAAGTTTGCTAAATAGCTCCCCCCTCGGTATGAAGTCGCAGAGATATTTTGGTACATCCAATCACATGCGTCACAACTTGCACTGTTAAGCTCATGCCCTTCACTTTCGGTGGGCTTAAAGCCTTGCTCTAGATGAAGGTCTAACTGACGCAATCCGGCGTCACCCGATGCGCACGCAATCTTTCCAAACGCAGCCGCAATTTGTCGCGTTGCAATTGAGGAAATTTTCTTCAATGAATGTTTGCCTAGTTGGTCGGAGTTTACATATTCAACATGAACTCCATTCTGAGAAGACATTATCATTCTATCATAATGCATGTTCATCGATGTGCTCGGGAACGCAGCTGAAACATCAGACTTCACGAGCAGATATTCAGCAATCTTCTTAGAAGAAATATTAAAATCTTGTGTAGTTATATTCTCGAAACTTTTTTCAACACCTTGTCTTGATAAAGCACCACTCTTGATTGCGTTGCTTGCTCGGAAGGAAAAATGTAGGGCGGGTCGCGCAGCTGCTTCGATAGATGCTTCTAAATCGGATGTAAGTGCGTCCCAATCATAAACGGCCCAATCGCCCTCTGGCGTAAGGCAATGAAGCTTCCCCTTGTATAGAAGTGTGTCCCACCAAGACCCCTCTATCGAAATATTCAGATCGCGCATCTTTGCCCCCTAGTTATCTTTCGCATTTTGGAGAGCTTCAGGATGCCTTCTTCAACCCAAGATAGCAAAATTTGCTGAGGTGGAAGTTGATTGTTGATCTTATAATTGCATGGGTATCCGTGCCACTGATCTTTTGAATGATTGTCAAACTTAGCTAGAAAGACATCGCCCACATCTCTGTCGTATCCAAGGTAAGCTATTTTTTCGTCTACAATGTGTATGCCCCAGCCACATCCCCCATTTATCCAACTCGCTTCACAAGTATTCTTGAAAGAGCTGGTCTCTTCGTCTTTTGAAATGGTCCATTGTGACTTTGCAGAATTCCGATCGCGGTGCTTTACTGAATGCAAATATTGATATTGTTTAGGGCCACCAGATATCGGGCACTGGAAGATTATTTTCGTCGTGTTCAATATTTCATCCCTTATCAAGATACAATGTAGTCGATAATGTAAGTGCTGTTAGTTAAAAGGGTGCGGTTTGATGTTCCCAAATTTTAGCGTAACCCGAATTATCCTCTAGCGCCGTTTATTTAAACCAATGGTTGCAAAAGCTCAAGAACCCGTTCACGTACAAAGCGGACTATAATGGGTCCAAAAGTTGCGATGTCCTATTTCTGGCCTGCATAGATTCCGTTGAAACTAGTTCCAGAGATTGCCTTCTTGATCCGCTAAAAATCAAACGGTACGTTCAGCGCCTATCAATAAGTGGTTGGGCGGGTGGATAGGACAGCTATTTTCCAAACCTGTTTCATATACGGTACTCTGAGGCAGGGTGGTTAACCAAGAGTTACTGAAGTTGCGCCTTTAATTGCATGTGAACAAGCCGATGACAGTTCGCACAGAGGCATTGAAGGTCGGACGGTGTGGTCTGATGACCTTTGGACATGTCTGATACCGCAGTTTTATGATGATGCACCTCAATGCAGGATTCAGCCAATTTATCAGCGTAACTTGCGACCGGATCTAAGTTGCACATCTCACAGAACAACTTGCCGTGTTGTTGTTTGAAGAGGGCCTTCTTCTTGCGGCTCAACCCCCGCGCGCGCTCACGCCGTAAGTGGGTTACGAGCCTCAGTTTACCTTCGGTCCATCGCATATCCTCATCCGATAGCTCTGGTGCAATTTCTGCCCAGTTCGCGCCTACATTTCCCATCGCAATCTTTCTTATCTGCTCTACAGTGACGCCATGCAGATTAAAGCGAAGACGTTTGTTGGCGTTGCCTGTAGGTCTGACTTCTGAGAGTGGCTTACCCACTTGCCGTATTCTGCGGCTGATGAGCGTGAACAGTTCGTTGGCAGGGAAATCGAGTTCATTTTGTGAGACGACAACTCTTTGATCAACTGAAATGCTCTGAACTTTACTGCTATCCACATACCCTTTTGTAAAACACGCTTTATTTTGTTTGAGGCGGCATAATAGAATCTTTAAGCCTTCTGAGTAATCCGTGTTTTTGGCTTTTGATGAACCAAGTGTGCCGCCGCGACTTTGCAAAATAATGTGGTCTGGCCCTATCTCTATGTGTGCGTCCAACGGTTCCATAGCGTCATTTGGGATCTTGAATTTCAAATATACCTCCTATGTTTTAGTGATAAAATTGGGCAGATTGTACTAATCCATGTTCTCAACGTAACGCCTCACAGGCGATCCCGTCATTATCCCGATCCAGCCCATGCGGATCACCACGACCTGCGTTCTCAAAAAACGCCTGGGCTGCACCCCATGACCTGAAATCGGAACAGTTCTTATCTCCTGAGTTGGAGCGTCGGGTGGTGGAGCGAGTAGATCCTTGCGATCTGTGGCAATGGTAAGGTTTCGAACCAGCATGACAACCCTGAGCATTAAGTCCACCGCCGTGGGCGGATGCGGTTTCAGGCATGAATTTAATGGTCGATGCGAGAAGCGCAGAGAAAATAGTTAGACGCATATTACATTCCAATAAAACAAATCAAATATGCGTTTAGTTTCTACCAATGGTAGATTCGATCAATTCAAAATAACTCCATGTGACAATTCGCGCTTCACCAAATTGTGCAGACTTAGGGCGGTTGGCATTCTTGACTTGCTGGTAGGTGTTCTCTATTCGTTCGCAAATCAAGGTACACGCCGTAGCGGTTCGATTCCCTGCGCCCTTTCTGAGTTCTGAGGCCGTTTAAACGGGTCATGGATCGTATAGAGCGGGGCGGGACAGCCCCCATATTCCGCAGCTTGCGGGTTATTTGAATTGGGGAAGATGGAATATGGCCGAATACGCCGAAAAATCAGAGCTTGGGGATTTTGTAGAATTTCTGCGTGAAATTGTTAACTGTCTACCGGGCGAGAAGCGATCACACCTTTTGCAGATCGCATCAGAAAATCTCGCTCTTCTTGAGAAAGTTGGTCCCACAGCGAGGCGATCTCTGACCGTAAAGCAGCAGTCTCATCCTCAAGGAAGCCATCTAAGGTCATCCCAAAGTGTCGAGCAATCTTAAGGGCGTCATCCACATTAGTTGATTGGCTCTTATTTTGCTTCAGTTTCTTTAGCTGTTCATAAGACACCCCTGCACCATCGGCCACGGATTTCAGAGATACGTTTGATTGCTCGACCCGTTTTAGAAGGGCGTCTTTGAATGATAAAGTCATGCTGGGGATAATAGTCTCCTTTCGCCGCGCATAAAGGCGACAATTATCCCTTGACGATAAGGGATAATTATCCCCATATGTGTGACATGACAAACAATGATCTCATCAAGTCCATCGAGCGTTATGCCAACCGGGCCAAAATCGCTCCTGCCACAGTAACTAGCCGGGCTGTTGGTAGCAGTCGGCTGTATGGTGTTATGAAAAAGGGCGGAACTTGTACCTTGACGGTCGCTGAACGGATACAGAAATATATCAGCGCAAATGTGGTATCCTCTCAATGAGTACGCAAATTTCTCATGTTGGCATCGGCCATAACGATGGTCCTGTTTTACTGTGTGCTTCATGTGAATCTGTAAAGCATCCGCTTGCAGGACTTACGTTCACAAAATGCTGGAAACTGATCAAGGCGCGTTCAACGCGGTCAGAGCGGGTTCTCTTTGCTGGCTATGTAATTGCCGGAACGCATCACAGGCCTGACGTTATCCGCGCTCTTTCTGAATTCTCAGGCGTGTCTGTCCGGGCCGCGACTAAGTGGGTTGATGGTGACAGCTTCCCCAAGAGTGAGATGGATTTCTTTGTCGCGCTGATGGAATTCCACAACGACGACTGGCGCGCCATCGTAAACGCATTTGACGCTTACGTTCGCGGCAAGATCCTGTGGGGGCTGAAATGACCCATCAGCCGAAATTCGCAAGCGTTCCAATAATGGACTGTGGAAGACTGACCGGGGGTGTAGTGGACTCATGAGCGTTACAGCTACACCCAAAGACAACGGCGATATTCTTTGTGAAATGCACGGCCTTACTCAGGCCTTGAGCATTGTTTCAAACGATCTCGAACAATCACCCATTCATGACGAGCACTTGTCACGCCTGCGCAGTGCCGTTGTCGGTATTTCACGGGCAATGTCAGCAAGTATGGAGGGCGTGCAATGAGCAACCTAGTATCTGGCCTTATTCAACGGAAAAAAACGGGGTCATCCTCAGACAAATCTGTGTTGATGTTTATGGCTGGCAGCGCATCCGATGACGGGTCTGGTGTATGGACATCAAAGGCCCACATGGCGGCTGATCTGGAAATAAGCAAACGTACAATCCAGCGATCAACAGACAGTCTCTTGGCAAAGGGTATCATCTCACAAGTCGGATACAAAAAGTGCAAAAATGGGTTCACAGTCGAATACCAAATTAACCTGCCAATCTGCCAAAACCTGCCTTCTACCCGTAAGGATAATGAAAACACGGGTGTCACCATGTCACCCCAAGAGGTGACACAGTGTCACCCAAACCGTACTGGAACCGTAAAGGAACCTATTGCGCCACAAGATGGCGCACAAAATCTAGATATTGATCTTCAGAATAATTCAAAAGCATCCATGTCCCAAAATGAGACACGACTTTCGCAAAGCGGGATTTCCAGCCAGGTGACACAGGGTCATGGCATGGGCATGGGAAAAAACCATGTCTCAAATTGGGGCATGGATGATCTATGCCAAGAGTTCTTGCTGGCTTATCCGAAACCCGGAAACCCCGATCGTGTGGCCGCTGCTTTGGAAAAAGCTTTGGCGCTGGGCGTCGATGCGGAAACGATCTTGAACGGGGCCAAGGCATACGCCACAGAGCAAAAGGGCAATGCCCCCAAGTTCATCGCATATCCTGAGAATTGGATTGCCAAGGCGCGCTGGGCATCTGTCGCAACCACGGCCAAGGCCCAGCGCGCCACACCCGATGAGGTCGCCGCAAACTATGCGCGGATGATCACTGGCGGGAAGAAATTTGCTGCAAACGTGGTTTCACCCGCAATGGCTCGTGATTTGATTAAGCGCGCCTTGGTCACAGAGCAGCAATGCAAATCAGTGGGGGTATCGTTTTGACCTCAGTTCACTGCAACCCCGCTGCCAACGGCCATGTGTTCGGTGTGGCGGTCGTCACCGTGGACCCTGTAGCCGGTGACTGCGTGTTTCGTACCACCGTGCCGTTCAAGAGCAACAAGCGGGTGCATCTGCATAGCCTGGACGAGATCCAGCTGACGTACGAAGTGCAAGACCGACTGTCTGCCACCAGCCCGATCGCAAAGGACATCGCCAGTGCCCTGAAATTCGCAGGGTCATTGATCAATTCACACATGGACGGGAAACGGTCATGAAACCACCAATGAAAGAAACCGAAGCTGACCGTCAAGTCACGGATGGTGCTTACCGCGTCACTGCTGACGAGTTGCGCCAGTTCATCGAGCGCATTGAACGCCTAGAAGCCGAAAAGAAAGACATCGCTGAACAGCAAAAGGAAGTGATGGCAGAGGCAAAGGGCAGGGGGTACGACACCAAGGTTCTGCGCAAGGTTATTGCACTGCGTAAGCGTGAGCCTGACGACATCGCCGAAGAAGAAGCGGTGCTGGAAATGTACAAAGAAGCGCTGGGCATGTCATGAGCCCGGAAACCGCAAACAAAGTGATTGAGAACGTCACCACATCTGCAGCAAAGATCCGCAAGCTGGAAGAAGACAATGCATATCTTCGCATGGCGCTGGGCTTGATACCTGACGCAACCGGGCGCGTGACCGTCAAGGCCATCTTGAAGGCCGTCGCTAAATCAGCTGGTTTGAGGATTGCTGACATAACGGGTAGCTGTCGATCCGCAGACTTGGCCTATGCACGGCAGACCGTATATGCCCTTTCCCTGCGTGAAAACCTGTCAGCTGCCCAGATTGGGCGCGTGATGGGGCGCGACCACACAACAGTGATCAGCGGTGCGCGCCGTGCAGAGAAAGCTATCCGCGCAGGTATGGAGGCAAGCAATGTCTCAGCCTGAACGTATGACCGCCGCTCAGCTTAACGCAGTGATCAATAACCCCAAGCCCAAGGGCAACAAGTACAACGCTAAGCGTGTAACGGTCGACGGCATAACCTTCGATTCCGATAAGGAGGCACGGCGCTGGGCGTCACTCAATCTTTTACAACGGGCCGGTAAGATCAGCGACTTGCAACGTCAGGAGGTGATTTATCTGCACGGGCTGAAAGAGCCACTGAAGACACGCACAGGCAAGCCGATGCGGATCACGGTTGATTTCGCCTATAGGGACACTGAGACAGGCTTGCGGGTCTATGAGGACGCCAAGGGCATGCCAACGCGTGACTATGAGGTGCGCCGTGCTGTTGCTGCCGCCCAAGGGGTTGAGGTGGTCGAGGTATGAGCCTGAACCTTATTGAGAGGATCCGTGTGTATGCGATCGCAGGCAACGCCGTGGCAATACCAGCAGACGACGCGCGAACATTATGCACATTGGCAGAGACAGGCCTTGCACGCATCTCGACGATTAAAGCGATGGAAAATAAACTGAAGGTGCGGCTGGGCGTTGTGTTTTGGCTGATCGCTTTCAATGCTCTCTGCACTGCATGGTTGGTGTTGACCTGATGGCCGCTTCTGCAAAGCCGCTGTTTCGCGCAATCGCAGGACAAAACCCGGAAGGAAACCCGGCGCCATTGTTCTCTGGTGTGTTACCTGCCCAGCGCGCGCCAGAAACAGGCCGTGATCCTCTGGACTATGACCCAACACCCGCCAGCGCTACAGCGGCGTTTCTGGCGGTTGAGAACGTACATATCAACGCGCACCCCGGCAAGGTGTGGGAAAGTGCCGTGGGAGGTGGTCACATGGCCCACGTGTTGAAGACCAACGGTCATGACGTGATCGGTTCTGATGTTGTTAACCGCGGCTATCCGGGTGTGATCCTGCAAAGCCTTTATGATTTTGATGAAGCGCCATCGAGCAAGATGATCACGAACCCGCCTTACTGCGAAATCAACGCCCGCGATGGCCATGGGCGTTGGTTAAAACACGCGCTGGGCTTGGGCTGTGGTTATATCGCCTTCCTGCTGAATGCAGATTGGCCGGCTGCCCGTATCAACGGGATGGATACGCTCTTGCACGATCATCCACCATCGATCGAGCTTCTGTGTTGTTGGAAGGTTGATTTCAGAGGGCTGGGGGCACCACCCCAGCGCAACAGCTGGTTCGTCTGGGATACAAACCGCCCGGCACCTGAGCCGAACGCATGGACGCGCAAGCGGCTTTACCGCGATTTTATTGATCCCCGCCAAGAGGTGCTTTTATGAATGCAGCGCTGCCGGAATCGGTTGCTGAGATTGCAGATGTGATTGGGGAAGAACAAACGTTTCATTTGATCGGGCAATTACCACAGTCAGGTTCACGCAAATGGCGGGTGTGTGTCTATGTTCCAAAAATATTGCCTATTGATCACCAGCTGGTGCGAATATTGGGATGGTCTGATGCACACAAGCTGTCGCGGGCGTTCTCTGGAATGATATTGCAGCCGTCAAACTGTAGGTTTTTGGTGAGGCAGGCACGGAACCAGCGGATCCACGAAATGGCGGAAGAAGGTTGCGCGGTCATAGACATTGCGCATGGCGTTGACCTGTCAGTTTATCGAGTGCGTGAGATATTAGCAGGTGAAGGGGTAGCAGCACTTAATTTACCGAGTTAACTTTCCTAAAGGGATTATTCTGGTTGGCACGATTCGATTGCGTTAAATGCGTGGAAACTTAACGTTCTAGGACCGTATAAGGTAATTTAAAGATGAAAATTAACGAAGTGATTGGGCATATTCGTAATGCGGAGAACATCACCCTAATAGTCGGTGCGGGAGCTTCACGAAGTGCTGGTATTCCCACCGCTCTAGAATTAGTAACGATGATCGAAAATGATTTTGCGCACTGTCTCTCTACGCTGTCCTCTGTCGAGCGCTTGGATTATGGGAAGGTGATGGGAGCACTTGCTCCTGCAGATCGTAAAAGGCTTATTGAGCCAATGTTGCAAGATGAAAAAATGAATTGGGGGCATGTTGCCCTTGCCAACATTGTTCTGACAACCGAAGTCCGGCGCGTATTAACATTTAATTTTGATTTCTTGCTCGAACGCGCTGTGAGCCTCATGGGGGCGCATTTGCCGGTTTATGATTTTGGCGTAGCACCGTCATCACATGTTACAGGTTTGGCTGATAAGGCTATCTTCCATCTGCATGGGCAAAGCTATGGGCTCACTTTATTGAATACTGAAGACGAAACGCAAAGTCATGCGGCGAAACTTCGGCCACTCCTCGCGGATAGTTTACGTAATCACCTTACGATTGTAGTCGGTTACAGTGGTAAATCCGATGCTGCATTCACTGTGATAGAGGAAGTCTTCGACTGTAATAACAATTTGATTTGGCTTGGGTTTGAAGCTGAACCGGAAGCGCATTTGAGGCAGTTGTTAGCAAAAAATTATGCCCATTATGTGGGCGATTGTGATTTCGATATGACAATGCTTGAGATTGCCCGTGGAGTCGGGAGTTGGCCAATTCCGATTATTGATAACCCTCCAGCGCACGTCTTAAAGGCTCTCAGCCCATTACCTGATTTTCCGGTAGCTGAGAAGGAGCAAACCGCAGTCCTGACTGACACTCGCAAAAGATTGAATGAAGTGGCCGAGAAGTGGAGTGAAGAGCGTACAGGCGCTGAGGAAGCTGCAAGTCAGTTAATGTCCGGGCAAGAAAGTGAAGCTGTTTCAGCTAACGTAAATGATTCTGACGAAGAGCGCGAAATCCGTGCATGGGTATTTATTACACAAGGAAACAAATTTCTACAAAAAGCAGAAATGCTTTCGGGCGATGCCCAGGTTGAAAAATTTGAGGAAGCGGAGAAAAAATACGCGACCGCACTTGAGATCAAATCTGATATACATTCGGCGTTCACTAACTGGGGTATTTTGCTTAGCATTCAAGCCGGAACGTTATCAGGGGATGCCCAAATTGAAAAAATCGAGGAAGCGGGGAGGAAATACGCAGCCGCACTTGAGATCAAACCTGACCTGCCAGAGGCGCTCACCAATTGGGGCACATTGTTGAGGAAACAAGCGGAAACCCTTTCAGGGGATGCCCAAGTTGAGAAATTTGCGGAAGCGGAGGGAAAATACGCGGCTGCACATGAGATCAAACCTGACATGCCAGAAGTGCTCACCCATTGGGGCGCCTTGTTGAGGAAGCAAGCGGAAACCCTTTCGGGAGACGCCCAGTTTGAAAAATTCGAGGAAGCGGGGGGGAAATACGCGACCGCACTTGAAATTAAACCTGACATGCCGGAGGTGCACACTAGCTGGGGTATTTTGCTGGGTGTTCAAGCGGAAACGCTTTCAGGGGATGCTCAGGTTGAAAAATTTGAGGAAGCGGGGGAAAAATTCGAGACCGCACTTGAGATCAAACCTGACCTGCTGGAGGCGCTCACCAATTGGGGCACCCTGTTGAGGAATCAAGCGGAAACCCTTTCAGGGGAAGCCCAAGTTGAAAAGTTTGAGGAAGCGGAGGAAAAATACGCGACCGCACTTAAAATCAAACCTGACCTGCCAGAAGCGCACGCAAACTGGGGCGTCTTGCTGAGCATGCAAGCGGCAACGCTTTCAGGAGATGCCCAGGTTAAGAAATTCGAGGAAGCGGGGGAAAAGTACGCGACCGCACTTAAGATCAAACCTGACCTGCTGGAGGCGTTCACTAACTGGGGTACCTTGTTGAGGAATCAGGCAGAAACCCTTTCAGGGGATGCCCAAGTTGAGAAATTCCAGGAAGCGGGGAGGAAATACGCGGCCGCATTTGAGATAAAACCTGACATGCCAGAAGTGCTCACCAATTGGGGTGTCTTGCTGAGTATTCAAGCGGCAACGCTTTCAGGAGACGCCCAGATTGAGAAATTCGCGGAAGCGGAGGGAAAATACGCGGCCGCACTTGAGATCAAACCTGACATGGCGGGCACCCTCGCTAGCTGGGGCGGCATGTTGGGGGAGCAAGCCACAACGCTTTCAGGCGATGCCCAGGCTGAGAAATTTGAGGAAGCAGGGAAGAAGTGCGCGGCAGCTCTTGAGATCAAACCAGACATGCTGGAAGCACTCACCAATTGGAGCAGCATGTTGGGGGAACAAGCTGCAAAGCTTTCAGGGGATGCCCAGGTTGAGAAATTTGAGGAAGCGGGGAAATTATACGCGGCTGCACTTGAGATCAAACCTGACATGCCAGAAGTGCTCACCAATTGGGGTGTCTTGCTGAGCATTCAAGCAGCAGTGCTTTCAGGAGATGCCCAAGTTGAAAAATTCCAGGAAGCTGGGGAAAAATATGCGGCCGCACTTGAGATCAAACCTGACATGCTGCAGGCGCTTATTAACTGGGGCGCCTTGTTGAGGAATCAAACTGCAACGCTTTCAGGGGATGCTCAGGTTGAGAAATTTGAGGAAGCGGAGGAAAAATATGCGGCTGCACTTGAGATCAAACCTGACATGACAGAGGTGCTCATTGACTGGGGTGTTTTACTGAGCATTCAAGCTTCAACCCTTTCGGGAGATGCCCAAGTTGAAAAATTCCAGGAAGCGGAGGGAAAATATGCGGCCGCACTTGAGATCAAACCTGACATGCTGGAGGCGCTCACTAATTGGGGCACATTGTTGAGGAATCAAGCGGAAACGCTTTCGGGCGATGCCCGAGTAGAGAAACTTGAGGAAGCGGGGGGGAAATATGCGGCTGCACTTGAGATCAAACCAGACATGCCAGAAGTGCTCACTGACTGGGGTGTTCTACTAAGCATGCAAGCGGAAACGCTTTCAGGGGATGCTCAGGCTGAGAAATTTGAGGAAGCGGGGGAAAAATACGCGACCGCACTTGAGATCAAACCTGACGTGTTGGATGCACTCATTAACTGGGGTGGTATGTTGGGGAGGCAAGCTGCAACGCTTTCAGGGGATGCCCGGGCTGAGAAATTTGAGGAAGCGGGGGAAAAATACGCGACCGCACTTGAGATCAAACCAGACATGCCGGAGGTGCTCGCTAACTGGGGCGGCACGCTCAGTGATGAAGCACAAACATGTTCGTTGGCAGAGAAAGAAGTGAAGCTTCAATTGGCAGAAAGTATATTATTGCGCGCAAAAGATCTCTCAGGTGAACCAAGTTACAATTTGGCATGTGTACGATCGATTAGGGGGCAAACTACTGGGGCTCTGGAAGAGCTCGAAGCGTGTCTACAAGCTAATATCTTGCCAGAAAGTAATTTTCTGCTTGATGATAAGGATTTAGATGGATTGCGTTGTGAGCCAAGATTCGAGAAACTCCTAACATGATGACGGCGATGGAAAATAAAAAACAAAGCTATCCTGCTGGGATGTCGTGTGTGTAAATTATTGGCAGTCGAAAGCCAGTAAGGGGAAGCGCCAGAGGAAAGGCGGGGCAAAGGCTGGTTTTCTGAAGGTTCACAGACCTTGGAGCCCACCATGACTGCCACCAATTTCAATAAATGCCGAGATCACGTCCTGAAATGGGAAGGCGGCTATGTCAATCACCCGCGCGATCCAGGCGGGGCGACAAATTACGGGGTGACACATAAGACCCTAGCGCGTCACCGCAAGAAACCAGTCACAAATCAAGATGTGCGCAATCTGGATAAGCGCGAAGCGGGTGAAATTTTCCGCTCAGGTTATTGGAATACTGTGCGCGGTGATGATCTGCCCGCAGGTTTGGACCTCGTAGCCTTTGATGCTGCTGTAAACTCTGGACCGGTTCGCGGCAAAAAATGGCTTCAGCGGGCGCTTGGCGTTCTGGTTGATGGACGTATTGGTGATAAAACCATCCTTGCTGCAAACACAACTGGCAGCCGAACTGAAGTCATTCAGAAGGCTTGTGCTGCACGCATGAGCTTCCTGCGCCAGTTGCGCACTTGGTCAACATTTGGCCGTGGTTGGGCGCGTCGCGTAGCAGATACAGAGGCCGTGGCTGTCGCTATGGCTGTCCCTTCTGTTCACCGCTTGGAAGTCGAAGCACAGGGCGCGCAAAAAGCCGCAGGGCAACAAAGAACCGCTGGGGTGTCTGTTGCTGGTGGTGGCGTTGCAAGTGGCCTGTCTGGCCTTCCTGAGATTGCTATATGGGCGTGCTTGGGTGTTGCTTTGATCGTTGCTGGGATTATGGCCTTACGCGCAGTTCATCATTCCCGCCGTGCGCAGGCATACGCCCGTGTTGCAACAGAGGTGCTGTGATGCTGAAACCATTCTGGCAATCAAAAACCATTTGGTTCAATTTGCTTACCGGCCTTGTTGCCTGTGCGAATGAATTGGCCCCTGTCGTCGATCAATTGGCCATGGCAGGCTGGGGTGACGATCGGGTAGCAATGGCGCGCAGCGCTGTCATGGTCACCACAATCATCGGCAATCTGATTTTGCGTCCAATGACGAATGCTGGGGTGACATTGCGGTGAGTAGCATTCTGGCGTTTTTCATAAAGATAGGTTTTGGCGGCATCGTGGAGAAAGCCTTGACGCATATCGAGCGCAAGGCAGAGCTTGGCAACGATCGGGCACGGATCAAGGCGGAAACTACAGTTGCTATCGCGCGTGAGGCCGTGGCTGAAACGCAGATCATGGCAGATTACAACAAAGCCAAGCTGTCTTTTCCTTGGTTCTGGATCTTTGCCGGGATGTTTCTTTGCCCGTTGGCGCTCTGGTGGTGCGCTGTGTTTGTCGACAGCATTCCCTACCTGCGCGATGTGTTTGGCGATCAAGATGTTTACGACCTGCCGACGCCACAGATGCAGCAATGGGCAGGCGATATGATCAGCTGGCTGTTCTACGTGGGCTCAGGCGTAGGCGCGTTGAAATCATTCAAGTTGATACGATAGCCCGCAGAAAAACGGGTCCTTCCCAAGGGGGGAGAGGCCTGTGGGTGTTAGACATCGCAAAAAAACATTTGTGCGAGGATTTAAAAACGTTGGCCTACTACTATTACTTTGGAGCGCTGAAGCATGAGCAATAGGGTCGGAAAAGGACACATATTGAACCGTGCAGCAACTGCGGATTTATTCGGTATCGCTATGACAACGTTGGATGATTGGGTTCGCCGTGGTTGTCCTGCGGTGGAACGTGGGTCACGCGGTAAGCCATGGAAATTCAACTCTGCAGAAGTCCACGGATGGCGCGAAGATTGCATTCGAGAAGAGGCCAGCGGGGTTCAGGTTGCCAGTAATGATGAACTGAAGCGCCGGAAGCTAGAAGCCGAAACCGAAATGGTTGAACTTGAATTGGCGCAGGCAAAAGACTTGGTTGCGCCGATCGAACAAATTCAACGCGCCATGGCAAAAGCATTTGGTGAAGTGCGCGCTGGTCTGCGTAATGTTTTACCGGGTCGCGCCGCGCGCGGATTGATCGGCATCACAGATGAAACTGAAATCAAAGCTGTGATCTTGGGCGAGGTGGATCAGGTTCTAGAAGTGCTTTCAGACAGTGATTTGATTGCTGAATCTGATCTGGAAATTGACGATGAAGACGACCAAGAAAATGGGGGTGACGATTGAATGCACGCGCAAACTTTGGAAACGCCCGTGCAATCGTCCAAGCGGCAAAGAAGACGCAAAAATTCTTGCGTCCTCCTCCAAAGTTGTCGCCCTCAGAATGGGCTGAACAAAACGTAAAAATTCCCGTTGGGAATGCCATTCCCGGCAAGATCCGTTTCGACAATGCTCCGTATCAACGTGAACCGCTGGACATGATGGACGATCCTTCATGCCAGCGGATTACTTTGATGTGGGGGGCGCAAGTCGGAAAGACGCAGCTGGCGCTTTGTGGTCAGGCGTTTTTCATTGCTCAAGATCCTTGTTCGCAAATCATGATGCAACCAAGCCAGGGCGATTTGACAACGTGGCTGGAAACAAAATTCAACCCACTGGTGGAAGCAAATGCCGATCTGCAAGAGGCCATCGCCAAGCCGCGTGGCCGTGATGGCGTAAACAACCAACGAATGAAAAGTTATCCGGGCGGCTTCATGATGTATTCATGGTCTGGGTCGCCCAAAACTATGCGGGGCAGATCCGCGCCCAAAATCGTTTGCGACGAAACCGATGGTTACGATCGAACCAACGAAGGGCATCCGGTTGGCTTGTTGTGGCAGCGAGCCGCAACCTTTGGGGATCAGCGCCTGTTGGTTGAGATCAGCACGCCCACAATCAAGGGTGTCAGCTGGATAGAATCCGCATTTGAAGAAGGCGACCAGCGCCGGTTTAATATCATTTGCCCAAGCTGCGAAGAACACCAAACGCTGAAATGGGCGGGGGTGCGTTGGGACAAGGACGAAGAGGGCCAGCATCTTCCCGAAACGGCCCATTATGTCTGCCAAAAAAACGGCTGTGTCCTCACAGACGCCGAACGGGTGACCTGCATTCGCACTGCAGAAGATAACGGGGCAGGGTGGAAAGCAACCAAACCATTCAGAGGCCATGCCTCTTATCACCTGTCAGAGCTATATTCGTGCTTCACGCGCTTGCGCGACATCGTTCAATCGTTCTTGGACAAGAAAGCTGCAAACGATTTGCAGACATTTACCAACGTTTCACTGGCTGAAACATGGATAGAGGAAGCGGACGAGGTTGCAGCGGATAAACTGATTTCACGCGTGCAGAAATATGCGGCTCAAGTTCCTATGGGGGTAGGGGTGTTGACGGCTGGCGCTGATATGCAAACTGATCGCCTAGAAGTGGAAGTCGTTGGCTGGGGGCTTGGTGAGGAAAGTTGGAATATTGATTACAAAGTCTTCTGGGGTGACCCGATGGAGGACGCTGTTTGGAATGAACTCTTTGAATATCTGTCACAGACATTCACCCATGAGAGCGGTGCAGAACTGCGCATATCATCTACCTGCGTCGATACCGGGGGCAACGGCGGCTTTACCCAGTCAGCATATGAACATCTTGCAGGGAAACACCGGAGCAAGATTTTTGCCGTCAAGGGCGTAGGCGGTTGGGATCGTCCCGTTGTGACGGCTCCGAAGAAAGTCAAAACGGGCCGCCGTGGTCGGCCTGTGTCTTTGTTCACAGTCGGCACCGATGAAACAAAGCTATTGGTTGCACGCCGCTTCACCTTTGAAGATGGGCCGGGCTGTTGCCATTACAGCGATGAACGTGATCAGGAATATTTCGACCAGATGACGGCGGAACGGTTGGTCACAAAAATGGTGCGGGGCTTTACGTTTCGGGAATGGCACAAAGCCCGCGATCGAAATGAGGCCTTTGATTGTCGTATCTACGCCTACGCCGCTTTGAAAATTGATAAGCCAAATATTGCACATCGATTGGCGCGGTTGAAACCGATCGGGCCAGAGGTCGCGTCGCAACCTGACCCAGCGGGGGAACCGCCAGAGGAAGAGAAGAAGCCATTGCGCAAAACTAGGCGCAAAGCCCGATCACGTAAGAGGCGCGGTGTCCGGGCGCATAACGATGGGTTCTAAATGCTTTCGCAATTTCCAAATTCGATACAGGCGGGACTTAGTTTCCGGGCCACAATATCTGCAGCTGATTTTCCGGCACCGATCTGGACCGTCTCAGCAATTCTGCGTGGGTTAGGTCCCATTGATCTGAATGCGATCGGGGATGCTGAGACGCATATCTTTGCAGTCACTTCTGATGTGACAAAAGACTGGGCTGCTGGCCTGTATCAAGCTGCAATCCGGGTCAGCGACGGTACAGAAACCTTTGAAATTGAAGCCGGGCAAGTACGAATTCAAGCTGACCTAGCTCAAACTGCAGCTGGTCACGATCCGCGAGGACATGCCCAGCGAACCCTTGACGCGATTGAAGCCGTGATTGAGCGCCGGGCATCAAAGGATCAGCAGAGTTACACGATCAATGGTCGAACTTTGGTGCGTACATCGATCGCAGAATTGTTGGACCTTCGCGAAAGATACCGCAAAGAAGTGGCGCTGTTTGTGGCGAGTGGTCGCCCGAAAACGCTTCTGGGTCGTCAAATTAAGGTGCGGTTCTGATGGGGAAATTTTTCAAACGAAACGCTCAAGAACCCAATGTGATTGCGCAAGAGCCCAAGGCGGTTGAACGCGCGACCTCCATTCCAAAGGTGCCGCGCCGTTCTTATTCAGCGCGGCCAGCGGGTGCGGTTCGCCAGCATGATGCGGCGACAACGGATCGCCTGACATCAAACTGGACAACCACCCCTTTGACGGCTGATCAGGTTGTCGATCGCAATCAGCGGGTGTTGGTTGCCAGATCGCGTGAACAAGCAGCATCAAACGATTATATGAAAGCCTTCATTCGGCAATGCAGCCAGAACATTGTTGGGCATCGTGGGTTTGCATTGCAGGCGCAAGCCAGTAAATCGAAAGGTGATCTGGACCGCGATGCAAACGAAGCTCTTGAAACGTGGTGGCGCAAGTGGTGCCGTGCGGAAAATTGCGACATCAAGGGCCAGCGTAGCTTTCGCAGAATCTGCCAAACCGCTGTGAAAACAGCAGCGAAAGATGGCGAATTTTTCATTCGTGAGATTAAAGGCCGCGCAGCTGGACCCTTTCGTTATGCGTTGCAAACAATCGACCCGCAGCGATGCCCCGTTGAATACAACGTTGAAGGCCTGACTGGAGGCCGGTTCATCCGGCAGGGTATTGAGTTTAGTCGCGAGGGGCGACCTCTTGCCTATTTCTTCATGGTCGGGGAGGCGGCGAATTCTGCCTATACCACCAACGGCAGCAACCTCGAACGCGTGCCCGCAAATCAAATCATTCATGGTTTCCTTGAAGACATTGAGGGCCAACGGCGCGGGATACCTTGGGCGGCAACGTCGTTATGGCGCCTGCATATGCTCTCAGGGTTTGAAAAAGCGGCGTTAACAAACGCGCGAATGGGCGCGTCTGTGGGTGGATTTATTCAATGGAAAGACGGCGAAGGCCCGGATCCTGAAGATGCAGAGAACCCAGCTGAAGACGAAGAACTTTATATTGAAGCTGAAGGTGGTGTTTTCCAAGAACTACCGGCGGGTGCAGAAGCAAAGCCATTCCCTAACACCTACCCAAGCGGGGAACTTGCCCAGTTCAATAAGGCGGTAATTCGAGGGGCTGGTGCAGGCATGGGCGTTTCGTATGTCAGCCTGGCGAATGACCTTGAAGGGGTGAACTTTAGCTCAATTCGCTATGGCGTTTTGAATGAGCGTGATCACTGGATGGATCTGCAAGAATGGTTGCTAGAGACCCTGATTGACCGTTGTTATCAATCCGCCCTTGAACCCTCAATGTTGCTTGGCCTGATCCACAGCAAAGGTCGCCCATTGCCCGCCGCGCAAATTGACCGTTATCGCCGCGTCTATTGGCAGGGTCGCCGCTGGGCTTGGGTTGATCCGACGAAGGATGTGAAGGCCGAAGTTGACGCGAAAAACAATCTGCTGACGTCGCCCTCTGAAATCATACGCCGTCGTGGTGATGATCCAGACACCACATGGCGCACCTATGCGGCTGACATTCAAGGAATGCGAGACGCGGGAATGCCTGAAAGTTTCATTATGGCGGCGGTTTTGGGCGTGCAGCCCAATCCGACGCCCCCCCCAAAAAACAAAAGTGAGGATGACCCAAATGGGAAAGACGGTTCTGATGATGAATAATTCACTGATCGGGGCCGTGCTCACCCGTGCGATCACGGTTGAACAGATCACGGCAAACCGTGCCAATGGCCCGCTGCGCCGACATGCAGAAGTTCGCAGTATCAATGAGGAAGCACGCACCATTGAGGTTGCGTTCAGTTCTGAAGAACCCGTTTCGCGTTGGTTCGGTGATGAAATCTTGGATCACTCGCCCGGTGCGATGATTGAAACGCGCTTAGCCAATGGGGCTGCGGTTCTCTGGAACCACAACGCGGACGTGCAAATCGGTACGGTTGAAAGTTCTTCAGTTGATGGTGATCGTCGGGGGCGGGCTGTGTTGCGGTTCGGAAAATCCGGGCGTGCCAGTGAAATCTGGGCCGATATTTTGGATGGCATCATTCGGCATGTGTCTGTTGGGTATTTCATTCGAGCGATCAAGACCGAAGAGCGTGACGGCGAGCGCGACAAGGTCACAGTGACAGAATGGGAGCCCTTTGAAATTTCAATGGTGAGTGTGCCTGCAGATCCGTCCGTTGGTGTCGGGCGTGCAGCGGGGGAACCGCCAGAGGAAGCGCCAGCCGGGGTTGTGGATACTGGCACAAGAACAATTCCAACAATAATTGAAGGGCCGGAACCTATGTTTAAAAATATCCGCAACGCAGCCGGTGATCTGGTCCGCGTTGAAGTCGATGCCGATGGCAACGTTATCAAAGAGATTGAGGTGCTGGAACGCGCTTCTGAAACTCAGGCAATGGTTACGCGTGGCCGTGAAGGTGAGCAACAGCGCACTACAGACCTTTTGGCGCTTGGCGAACAATACTCAGCGCAAAGTCTTGCAGCTGATGCGATCCGCAACAACACAAGCGTTGAGGTCTTTACACGCAGCCTTGTGGATCACGTTGCTGGTACTGATACAGGAAACCGCGCGCTTGACGATAATGGCGGCAATATCGGCATGACCGACAACGAAGTCGATCGCTTCTCATTCGTTCGTGCGGCTCGTGCCATCCTAAACCCAACTGACCGCCGCGCCCAAGAAGCCGCTGCATTTGAATTTGAATGCGGTCGTGCAGCCGCCACTGAACAGGGCCGCGATGCGCAGGGTATCATGGTTCCGATGGATGTTCTGCAGCGGGCGTTGAATACTGGCACAGACGGTGCTTTGGCTGGGAATACTGGTGGTTTGGCTATTGGAACCACGTTGGGCGGTAGCTTTATTGAAATGCTGCGTGCCTCTACTATTTTCCTACGCCTAGCAACACCAATGGGTGGGCTTATTGGTAACTATGATATGGTTGGCCAAGCTGCTGGGGCCCAAGGTTTCTGGCTGAATGATGATGAGGACACAACCGAAGGGGCACAAGAGCTACGCAACATTAGCCTGTCCCCGAAGACTGTCGGTGCATTCTCTGAGATCACTCGTTCAACTCTCAAACAGACCTCAGTTGATACGGAAGCATTGGTCCGCCGCGATCTTGCTTTCGCGTTGGGTGCCACAATCAGCCTTGCCGGTTTCTACGGGACTGGTGGCAGTCAGCCACTTGGTTTGAAAAATCTTCCGGGGATCAATGCGGTTCCATTTGCAGCAACTCTGCCAACATTTGCGGAGTTGGTCGCTATGGAAGGGCAAGTTGCCGCTGACAATGCGGCCATGGAAAGCATGGTGTACTGTGGCAACACAGGGTTCCGCTCGCACTGCAAAACCACTGAAAAATTCGCGGGCTCAAATGGGAATACCATTTGGGAGCCGGGTAATGAAGTGAATGGTTACGGCGCTGAAATCACCACCCAAATCGCTGCGGGCGACGTTTTCCATGGTAACTTTGCAGATGCAATTGTGGGCATGTGGGGCGGTCTGGATCTTACCGTTGATACGAGCACGCACAGCCTGAAGGGTCGTAAACGCATCGTGGCCTTCCAAGATGTGGATATCGCTTACCGCCATGCGGAAAGCTTCTGCTATGGGGCGAAGCCCGTCGTTTAATTAACTAACCGAAATAACTTACTGGCGGTCACGCCGGTAAGTTTCACGTGCAAGGAATAAAAGCATGAGCAACAAAACAGTCCAAGTCAAAATCACATCTGCCGTATGCATTGACGGTAAGATTGTCGTGCCCGGTAAGAAACCTATCATTCCCACAGATTTGGCCCAAAATCTGAAATCGCGCGGGAAGTGTGAAATCATTGAAACGCCCGAAGATGAAGCAGCTGAAGACGACGCAGCATCTTCTGATGAAAAAAAGACAGCCAAAAAATAAGCCATGCCGCACCCTGACTTTGAGGACATCACAGAGTTTTTCGATCCTGATGAGTTCGCCACAACGGCGCATATCACACGCGGAGCGGAAAACATCGGTGATGTCCTTGGCATTTTCGATGATCCAAATGAGGTCGCCCGGATTGGTGAATACTCAATGGATCATGTCACCCCAAAATTCGAATGCGCTGAAGTAGACGTTGCTGATGTTCACAAAAACGATCGCGTCACAATTGAGGGTCGCGAGTTTGACCTGATGGAAGAGCCGCAGCTGGATGGCACCGGAACTGCCAGGCTGGTCTTAGGCAAAACGACAGTGACTTATAATGCTGGCCTTTGATATTGATGACCGGCAAATCACGGCCATCGCAACCGAATTCGCGGCTACGCCCAAGCAGATAGATCTTGCCCGCAGTCGTGCGTTAAAGCGAACGGCGGCAACACTGCGCAAGTTGGCCTCAACGGGATTGCAAACAGAGTTGGGCCTGCGCAACGCGAAGGCCATTCGCAGACGCATCAAAGAATATAAAGCCGGTAAGGGCAAAAACTCTCTCAAACTTTGGTTTGGGGTAAATGATTTGCCGTTATCTGCGTTCAAGGGCCTCCCCTCAAAAACCGCTGGCGGCATCAAGTTCGGCAATACCACTCTGCACGGTGCATTTTTTGCCAAGATTAACGGCAAGCGCGGTGTTTATCAGCGCGACGGTGCAAGCAGATCCGCTATTTCTGAAGCAAGATTGCCGGTTGCTGACAGGATAATGATCTATCTGGAAGATGAAGTATTCGTTGATCTGGATAGTATTTTTTTCAAACATTTTCGGGCTGAAATCAAAGCCAGAACAATCTTGGGAGTTGGATGATGACTGATCCAATTGATCTTGGCACGGCACTTGATACTGTTGTTGAGCGCCTTGCTGTACAGTTTCCAACGTTTAAAACTGTGGTGGCAGAGGATGAGCAAGGGGCGGATCTACCTGTCCCGGCCATCATTGTGCAGTTCAGCGAGATAGAGCCAAACCCCGATGCGGATGCCCAGACTGGGCAGCTTCCCTGCCTTCTGCATGTCGAGGCGCGCGTGATTATGGGGCATCGCACGCCCAAAGTTCGGCGCGAGGTCATCAAGGCGGCTGGTGCAATCGGTGTCTACGTTCACAGCAACAGGCTTGGCATTCCATGGGGTGCGGCCATTGTGCTGGCGATCGAGCCCGACGAATTTGCGCCGGCTGTTGATACTTTCGATATTTGGCGGATTGAGTGGGTGCATTCACTGGACCTTGGAGACAGCTATTTTGTCGACGATGCAGTGACCCCCACAGAAGTATTTTCGGCATTTTCCCCGGATACGGGCGCTGCCAACGAAAGCGGTTACACATTGGAGGGTGGTTGATGTCTGATTATGCCACATCTGAACTGATGCGGGTTGTCGAGCGTATTGTGATGATCGCCACAGTGTCAGAATTGGATCCAGCTAACGCGCGCGCAAAGGTCAGTTTTGGCGGAGATGCCATATCTGACTGGTTGCCGTTTGTTCAGCTTGGATCAAAAGATGTTCGGATTTGGTGCCCGCCTGTTGTCGGTTCGCAGGTCGTTGTGTTCTCCCCAGGTGGAGACACCACCAAAGGGCTGATTTTTCCCGGCCCCTATGAACAAGCCGCGCCAGATGATCGAGCAACGTCCTTGCGAATTTCCATGCCGGGCATTGATTTGCAGATGAATGATGGGGTTGCATATCTGTCGCTTACGACTGCGCATGTAAAGGGTGACATCATCGTCGATGGTGATGTGGTTGCCAGCGGTGTTAGCCTGATCAATCACGTACATGATGGGATCAAGCCCGGCCCTGCGAACACTGGCAAACCTGTCGCTTAGTAATGAATATGCGTGTAAATCGCATTGGGTGCTAATGCTGCTATGCGGGACGTTGCTGCCATTCGCTGCAACTGCATGATCAGACGAAAGGCGTATGTCGAGACGGCGGGCAAATTATCAGACTGCCCGCCATTCCCCTTGAGGCTATTCCTTACAGAACTCAAGATACTTCGCCATCACCAAGGGACTTTTTTGTAGGTAACACCCCTTCGATCAAGCTCTGCTTCCATCTCATCCGCTTGCTCCTTCCAGTCAGGGAACTCTCGCACTCCGTAGACTTTCTCTTGGCCTTGAGGCTGTGCATCTTCTTCTACTAGTCGATCGTGAACTCCACGTTGCATAGCCTTTAGTCCGTTTGCGCTCATTTTTGTGATATCGTGAAAAAATGACATTTACGCTCTCCTAAATTCGGTAATTTTAAGAATACTGCTTTTATATTGGATGTCTATATTGGGCTCAAAGCTGACCCTCGCTGCGCTGGCCCGCAATGGCGGCTCAGCGGACTAAGCCGCCGTTTGCTATCAGTAGGATGAACGACTGCATTCGGCCGACCGGAACCGTTGTATACCTTTTGGCGGGTCTGGAATGACTAGCCCTGGTCGGCTTATTGCAGAGCTTCAAACTCAACAATCATATCACCGACCTGAACCAGCTCTGTTTGCGACAAAACACTTTGGGAAACATCATTAACAAGTTCGACAACAACGTAGTACTCAACTTCCGTCTTGATGTTCCCTCGTCTTACAACTGAACGAGCAGTCTGTTTTGAGTCTGTCACATCCAGATAAAAATCTCGACCGGTACGCTCGCGATAGAATGCGAGAAATTTGTTTCTGTCTGGGCCTCGCTCGAAAGGGGACATCAAATAATGCGTTTCCTCATTGAAATCGCTTAGTCCCATCTGGAAATCATTTATTGCCATTTGAGTGCCCCTGGTGATTTCACTCAAAGTTGCTTTGCCACTTGCGACCCATCCAAGCATATCCTCCTTGGTACGGACAAGATCGAGGTCTGCTGCCTGCTCCGGCGTCTCCGTACGTTCGAAATCGATTATCACCTGAAAGATTGATGAGAGCCTTTCAAATTCGAGTTTCAATTCTTCTTTTGTTCGTCGAGGCAAATCATACTCCTGAGCGGTTCCCGTATTGTCCAGAACCAAGCGAAATGAGCGATCATATGCTCAGTTTTTTAAAGCGCCATTGCTAAAACGCGTACGATAGCTACCCAACCGCCTCTTGAAAAGCGGCCTTTCGATGCGGATCGGTGTACTGGTAGGTTTGGGCTCAGACCAGACATTCGACTATTTTATGTTTCTGATCTTAGTGGGGAACCGCCAGAGGATCGAAGGCCTAACTGCAGCCATGATGTAGTCATGCAAGGGTTAGGTACAAAAACTGGGCGCAAATTATCGGGCATTGATCATTTGCGCCAATCAATTCGGGATATTCTACAAACCCCGATCGGTTCCCGCGTGATGCGTCGGGAATACGGATCAGGCTTGTTTGAACTGATTGACGCTCCCTTAACGCCTGCCGTGCGGCTGTCGATAATTGCAGCCACGGCAAAAGCTTTGATTTTATGGGAGCCGAGAATTGCCGTCGAAACAGTAATTTTGCAGACATATGAGCCCGGCAAAGTGACGATTGATCTTACTGGGCGATACTTGCCTGATGGAAGTGACATTTCCTTGGCCGGAATTGAGGTAACATGAGTACGTTTTCAGCGATAGATTTGGGCCGCTTACCGCAGCCGGTAATTATTGAACAACCGACATTCGAAACGATTTTTTCAGCCCGAAAAGCGCGTTTGATTGAACTGGCCCCAGACTTGGCACCGGTGCTTGAACTCGAAAGCGAACCTTTGGTTCAGCTTTTGCAGGAAGATAGCTATCGCGAATTGCTTTTGCGCGCTGCAGTGCAAGACGCAGGGAAGGGCAATATGCTGGCCTTTGCCCAGGGTGCTGAATTGGATCACATTGCGGCGTTTTATGGAGTCGCGCGCCAAGTTGTCATTGCAGCTGATGCAAACGCCATTCCTCCGGTTGAACAGGTCATGGAAGATGATGCGCGACTGCGCGAACGGGTGCAGCTTGCGCCGGAAAGCTTCACCACAGCTGGTTCGATCGGTTCCTATACGTTTTGGGCGTTGGCCGCATCGCCACTGGTCAAAGATGTCGATGTTTCTAGCCCCGTGCCCGGCGAAGTAGAAATCACGATCCTATCCACAGAGGCGAATGGCGTTGCCGGTTCCATCCTGCTTGATGTGGTTGCTGCAGAAGTTGACCCACGACGTCCGCTTTGTGACCTTGTGACCACAAAAACGGCGGTTGTGGTCGGGTATGAGGTTCACGCAACCCTTACCCTTTATGATGGCTTTGATAGCGAAGTAGTCCGTGCGGCATCTGAACAGTCACTTATAGATCATATCGCCGCCCGGCACAGCCTTGGCCATGATATCACGATCTCCGGACTGCATGCTGCATTGCACCGTGAGGGCGTTCAGAACGTTGATCTGGGCGCATTTTCTGCCGACTTAATAATTGCCTCAGATCAAGCGGCGTTCTGCACCGCTCAAACGGTAAATGTTGGGGGCATTGATGTCTGATATTCGCAGCCTTCTGCCATTCAATCATGACCCGGTTCGGCGCGTGCTGGAAACGGTTATGGCTGAACCATTGGCTGCGCTTGAACTGCCCATCGAACAACTTTGGCATCCGGATACTTGCCCGCTTCACCTTCTGCCGTGGTTAGCATGGGCACTGTCGGTGGATTTTTGGGATAGCGGTTGGAGCCAGGACAGTAAACGCGCCTCAATCCGTGAGGCCGTCAGCATTCACCGAGGCAAAGGTACGCTGCAATCTGTGCAACGTGCATTAAAGGCGGCAGGCTATGGCGATGCCACTGTGGTTGAGCGTTACGGTCATGAAACGCATGATGGCACTTACAGTCATGACGGTTCAATCAACTATTCTGAGCCGGATCATTGGGCCGAATATCGTGTGTATCTCACTACACCAATCACCATTGAACAGGCCGCACAGGTGCGCGCGATCCTGCGCTTAGTCGACCCGGCACGCAGTCATTTGAAGGGGCTGTTTTTCACTGAAGCACTTAATTCTTACAATGACCGCATCACCTATGACGGTTCATTCACCTATGGAGTTGCCTGATGGCTGACCTTGTCGAAAACCCGGTAT